ACTTTGTTAAATAATGGATGTCCACTTGTCCCAACACCTAATGGTTGTCCTCTACCTATTTCTACTCCTCTGCAACCCCATACCAATCTTTCCTTCTCTGGATTATATACGGACATATCTGCTAAAGCAAATCTATTAGGGTCTGGTAATTTAAGCCTAAAAACTCTGTGTTGATTTCCTGAAACCTTAGGGACCTCTAATACTGTGCCATCATTGTTGTAAACATTGAAATATGGGTGTCCTACAGTTAATAGGCGGTCACTATAAGCATGATAGAAGATGTTTGTTCTCTGTATGTATTCATCCGTGCTTTGAACTTTCGCAACAGGTGTTGATGGTGGCAAATATACCTTACCACTGGCTGGCAACCACACCGACATCTGTAAAAATCACAAATATTTTCGTTTGCGTCTGCGCCTTTGCAATAAACTAGGATGTAAATAAAAGTCCCCACTACTATCTTCTGTATGTATGACAACTGCAGGTAATGTGGGTGAGGGATAAATAAGTTCTATTTTATCGCGAGATTCAGGATAGGCTACATAATATCCCTGCAAATCCTGTACATAATAAGAAGAATTTCTTGGGGATTCAAATCTAGGAACAGTATATGATGTAGTGGATCTTCTATTGCCTATAACTAACTGTGAACCACTAAAATCGTCTGTTGCTTCATCTAACAAAGCATCAAATGAATGAGCTTCAGGATAAGTATCAATTTCCAACTCCATTTGTTCAGCTAAAGGATTTTCCTCTATATTAGTATCTATAAATGTGCTTTCTACAGTCCCATGAACTATAGTTGCATCCCCAGAATGCTGCCCTAAAAGATCCAACTCAATAGGAGCTTCAGTATTAATAGAACTTAGATCTTTATAAAAATGTACTTGTGCTCCTATTTGTGTTCCTGCCCTTGTTCTAATAGTTGCTCTACGACCCAATCTGCTTAACCTAACATAACCCTCGCGTGTTTCAGAAAATCTAGGCCTTCCCAGTTCTGCAATATCTAAAAAATCTCTGTTAGGAGGCTCTACAAAACCTGCAAGGTCTTGTTCAAATACCTGTGTTACTTCCTCTTCAAAAGCTGGATTCTCAAATGCAAATCTAACCAATTTAGATGGTTGAGTTAAAAACAAAGGGTCTTCAACAGGCACTTGTTGTAACAGTCTCCTATTTGTAAGTGATCTTTGTCTAAATGCTTGTGTAGCTCTTTGTAATGGGGTACTGCTACGCCTTGGTGGTGTTGGTGTTTCTATTTCAAAAGAATATCTATTTGATAGATCCTGCAGTTCTATATTTTCAGAAACGCCTACTGATTGTCCACCTGCACCAGAGGCGACAATTATTTCGTCTGACAATGAACTCTCACCTTGACTTGGTGTAGATTCTGTAATAATATGAAATGCTGGATTATGGTATTGTGTTCTGCTGACACGAACACGTGTCGGTGGAGTAGGCTCAGGAGCTACTTCTAAAATGGCACTAGAGCCTTTGCTTGTTGTCACTACTGGAGTATCAAATGTGGGCACATCAGGTATAGGATGTACTTCTGCTATTGTTTCTATTTCACCAGGTAAAAGGTCTACACCTGATGATTCAGTAAGAGGAACTATAGATGACGATGCTGGGTCAACAGGGGCTATTGTATCAACAGGTAATAAGTCAGCAGGACCTATTACTTCAGGCACAAGGGCAGGCCGAACGACTGTGGGTGTACTGCCCACACGAACTCCAGTACCTTCACCCAATGGCACATATCCTGTGGTGCCTCCAGTCCCTCGGCCTGTACTAATACCCAGGCCACCAAAAAAGACACCAGCACTTCCATATTTAAGTATATTATCAGCAATGGTTGACTGTTCCACTTTATTAATAACATCAGGTGGACATGTGCCCGCCTGCTTGCATGTTCTGTAAATATTAGTAGCAGAATCTCGTTTTGTTCTTTTAGCACGCACCATTGCAAAGCATACAAAAAGTAAAAATAGGTTATATGTGTGTTAGTAGCAAAAGCTATGTTAGTACTTACAGTTTATCAAAACTTCCCAGTGACCAATCTACACCCTTAGGAAATCTTACTAGGTCGAGAAACCCACTTCGCTGCTTAAAACTGGTAAAACTGACGAGCAATCTGGACCTGCCTAGACGCTCTGTGCCATCTGCAGCTACCCATGACCAAGATGTGCTAAATGCTTTATAATGTCCTCTATATCTAAGCTTTGCCCTGTTGCGAAAACATTTTAATGTGTTAGCACCCCCACGAAGTAAAATTACTGGGGGATCGAGAGCCTCCTCCAATAATCGTCCAAGTCTTCCTGAATTTCTTCCACTAACTGTCTGAAGCTTTCTTCCCACGTCCCCAGGAGAGATGCCACTGTCCCTAACAGACCGTGTGTCACATCCCCGTTGTGAGGCTTTGGTTCTGGGGGTGGGGGAGGAGGAGGAGGATGACCTTCTACTGCCCCTTCCCCTTCCCCTAGAGGAGGTTGAGACTCCTCGTTGCCCTCTGGGGGTGTCTCCCCTACACCTCCTGTTGCCCCTGGAGGTTGATCTGGATCTCCTTGAGGTGGATCTAGATCGAGTTTGAGTGGAGCTGGAGCGCGACCGGGTGCGGGACCGTGCTCGTCGCCCTTGCTTCTTTTGCCGGGACGAGGATCGTCGTCTGCATCTGGAGTCAGTGGGGCTTGACTCCCTTCGCCCGTACCTCTTCCGCTTGGTTGTTTCGTCACTACAGGCTTGTTGTGGCTGTTGGGTTGGGCTTGAGGCCTTGGAGTTAGCGGTGGATCCGGGTAGTTCTCGGGACCCTCCTGGGGAGTCGGGTGGTGTGGAGCTGGTGACAGGGGCAAACACAGTTTCCTTATTAATCCTGACCTCCCATTGGCCAGATTTACTGTATCTATTGGCATCATCAGCAAACAGCACATAATAATGTTTAAACTCCCCTATTAAATAATATATGCCTGTATGATTGGCGCCACTTTCAGTTTTTTGCCACTGGTCATTATCATCCATATAATATACATATTTCCACATAGTATACAAATTGGCATTGTCCGGATCACCATCATATATAACCTCCACATTTATAGGTCCTTTTTTAAAATGGTTCTCTGGAGTATTTTTAAAGGTTTCTATGCTTGTGTCCACCAGTGTCCACTTTTCTGTGCCATAAGGAGATTGTTGTAAAGATTGCAGCTGCAACACCATACTAATAGCCTGTTTAGCTTTGGCTTCTGAGGTAGCTAGTGGTGGAACTGGTAAGTAACCCAGCCGCAGCACCCCATTTTGTCTAGCATAATAAAGTAACACTGCCTCTCTTCGCAAGGCCTGCCAATGTTCAATTTGTGATTCTAGTGTATCACTGCCTTGTTCATAAATGTTCATTAGTAGATCTTGCAACACATCGAAACGCTTTTTCAGGTTCTCCATCCTCTCCCTCGTCTTCTTGGTCACTGAGGTCTAATTGTCTCCAAAGCCTTTTAAAAAAAGATTTCCAGCTTTGGTCAGTAAGTTCAAATTCAGGGGTATCGTCATCTTTCATAGGAAAGGGATTAGGAAATTCAAACGCTACTAACCTACTGTGTAAATATCTATAGTTAGGTTCTGCCATTGCATTAATATTAGATGTTATAAGTAATGGAGGAAAGCGTATTTGTATAGGTGCTTTATGCTTACAATCTAATGAAACTAAGTGTCCATCAAGACCATTTCTTAAATATGTATCCATATATATCCAACATGGATCAGTAGCATCATCAAGTAAAGCTATTTTGGCTTCAGACATTGGTTGCAACCAAAAGTGACTTTTAGAATTTACAAATGATATTACTCTGCCATGCAACACTTTAATTAATGACATAGTAAATGCTGATTTTCCAGTATTTGGAGGGCCATATATTAATAAACAATTCTTTTTAGGTTTACCATGTAAAAAATCTTTTAAAGCACTTAAAAAACTAATAAAATTTATACCCTGATACCTAATAAATTTTACAATAGTTGACCACTGCCCTTCCCCTTCTACTTGCTCTAATTTAAAGTGGATCCATGCCGACATAGACATTTCTCGCATCTGACCTTTTTTATAATATCTAACCATATTAGCACATTCTCTTACAAAACGCGCCTGATTATTGTGAGCCAACCAAGCAGTTGCATTTACATCATCAGGTGCCAGCTTTGCATATTGAAAAGCTATGTCAGCTTCCTCTGTGAGATCATTATCAAAAGCCCATTGTACCATTGTGGACATGTCAAACGTTGCAGCTTCTCCTGTTTGATGTCCTATCAGTGTTTGTTCTATAATCCATTTAGGATAAGACCCATGTGTAAAGGTAGCAGCATTTGAGCTACCTTTATACCAAAATAAAGCTGACACTGTACTTCGCAATTTTGGAGGTTCTGATAAAATTTGCTCCTCTGCCACATATAACATAGACACTAATAACCTTATAACAGTTTGTCTATTTTTGCCAGCCTTGAAACACAACAGATATAAAAACATTGCAGACATTTCTGTAACCCAAATATAATCACAATGCTGTTGTAGTAATTGCTTAGAACTTTCAAATAAATCATAATTTACACCATATATTGCTACCACCCAATCATTACAACAAGTCTTATTACTTCTGAACTGGCGAGTCAGTTCAACAAAGCTTACACCAAAAGCATTTTTAAATTTTGATAGTAAGGTAGCTTTTAAGTTACTGCATCGCATAAGTTCTTTATAATGTGCATTATCTTCCTTCCTTAAGTTACTGGTGGAAGATGTCTCTAAAGCTGGTACCTCTTCCTCCTGCTGCACCAATGTAGTAACATCTTCAGTTTCATTTGTAAGGGTCAATTCTACTCCACTGTCCTGCTCAGCAAACAATTTCCTCTTAGTTTTATGGTCTGATGACAGCGAAATGGATTCAAGTTGTGGACTCAGCTGTAATACAGCTTTAGGACTAATATACTTTCGTTTTAGACTTTGCAACAAAGCATTGCTCTCCTCTAACTCCTGCTGTTGAAACAGTTCTCGGGAGTTTCCCTGTTCCAAGTCCCCATCATTACTTATAAGATCTGATACATCAGAATCTGAATTTTGCTCAAGCAATGTGTCCAAATCATTTTCAATATCACTACAGTCAGCTTCTAATAAGCACCATTCATGCAACCCGTCTGTTTCACTACCTTTATTGTCCGCCATGCTGCAGATCGCTGTTACGGCAGTCGGGACACAAAATGACCACCTCTTCTAGCAGTAAGTCTTGCAGGCCACGTATTCCAAACTCTGTTGCTGCTACAAATAATCGAAGCCGGGTTCCACAACCGCCGCCGCAACAAAGTATTATTTTGTAAGCTCTTCTTTCAGGCTCCACCTCCGTATCCTGCTCTGGCAACTCCTCTTCACAGTGCAAATCAACAGTCTGTGGCTCAGTCAACTCTAAGACAATGTCTTGTAGAGTGACCTCTTTTCCAATCATTATATCTGCTTACACTGCCTACAGAGTCCTTTCCAGCCCCTCCTCACTTTATGAAATAATTCAGATCTTCCACAGATATCAAGCTTTTCAATTTGATTAAGTAATTTTAAGCAATGGTGACACCTTACAATAATGTCCGAAAGAGGTGTATTTTCTTTTTGTTCTATTTCCCAACCTATCACACTCTCTACAAAATGATTTTCAAATTCAAATGCTGCTGTAGCAACACAACAATATCTACAACATGCAAACACAAAATCGTCTTTCCAAATCAAACTTAAGCATTTGGTGTCAAAGTCAGTTAACTCTGTATAACTTAGAAATCTTTTGCAAAAGTTACATGGTACAACACAATCGTCTAATGGTATATTTAATAATCTACTAAGTTCTAACACTGACTGAGGTTTACCTGGTTGAGCCATCAAGATGTCTTCCTTTTTATATGTCTAATCAATAAATACATTCACAGTGATACGGAAACGGTGCATGAAAATACTTGTTAGGTAATGAAAGTAGTTGCTAACAACAATTGCGCAGGTGGCATATTTGGTATCGCGCCCGGTACAGTATACAAAACACTTACCGTTAACGGTGCTGTGCGAGTGCCAAGAAACTTGGCGCCAAAAACGGTTGAATGCGCCAAATCCGAGCGTGTTGAGACCGACAGTGATTCCTTTGTGTCTGCTGTGGTAGCAAGATTTTATCTACTTGTACCGGGTGCGGTTGACATTCAAGCCAAAGTTCAAATTAGTCACGCACATGAATAACAAGCATTCTTGGAATACACATATATTGTACCGAAAACGGTAAACAGCCTTTATTTTACGTGCGTTTTCGTTTGGTCCCCTTGGATACATTAGATGTTTTTTTAGATGTTTTTTGTACAAGACCCGCTTGAAACAGGAACTTTCGTCCTAAGGAATATTGATCCAGTTCCAAAGATAAGCGTTCAGATAAATCTACATTCCAAAACGTATAAGGGGCATAAGGATCTTCTCTTTCTTTTGGAGCTACTTTATCTGGACAAGGTGTTGCCAAACTTTCTATATATCTGTAGGTACTTTGAAGAGGATTGTCTGGTGCAGGCACAAATCCTAACTGCCACTCTTCCAATAGAGATGGATTCATAGCATTGATCTGTGCTAACACATCTGCTTTTAAAGGGATTTTACATAGCTGCAGTATAAGTGAAATTTCATACTCTTCTACATGTCTCTGATATTCCCTAAATTTATTAGCATCATACTCGTTAATATCTGTTACTTTGCCATTTTCAGTGTATACACTTATACTAAAATTGGTGTTCCTGGTGTTATCTACTACCGTAATGAACAATTGATTAGCCCAACAAATTCCATTATTATGACCTTGTGCACGCTGTAACCAAAATGGTCTATTAAATAATTGAGCATCACTAGATACCAATGAGCCACTGACTGTTGGGAAATACATTGAGTTGCCAATATTTTTTTGTGTCTGACCTGTGGCTGCTGGAATGTAAAAGTCATTTTTGTAGGTCCCTGCATCAATTTGCTCACCAGGTATGTCATCCCCTGGTTTACCTCCTCGTACAAAAAAATGTCTTGCATAACATTGCTCACGGCGAGCAAAGAAAAAACAAGAATCTCCATAAACATCATTTTGCATTTTTAAAAAGTCTGGATATTTACAGGTTTCATTTACAATATCCAAACTGACGTCTGATCTACTTTGTTGTAGTGTTCTAAAATTTAAATTCCCATAACCAATATCTGCCATATCACCATCTTGAATTACTGAATTTACCAACTTAATAGGTGGACATCTACCAGCATCATTATTATCACCAGCACACCTCTCAGCTACTTCCCAATGTTCTCCTATGCAGGGTGCACAACCTATAATAAACATTTGAATTTGTTTAGGATCAAATGAGGTATTTTGTCTATCATCTGTGGACGATGCTTGTGTCCTATATGATACAGGGTTTTCTGTGTCATTCACTTTGTTAAATAATGGATGTCCACTTGTCCCAACACCTAATGGTTGTCCTCTACCTATTTCTACTCCTCTGCAACCCCATACCAATCTTTCCTTCTCTGGATTATATACGGACATATCTGCTAAAGCAAATCTATTAGGG